GCTCGACGAGGGCGAGAGTGACGAGCTCCCGCCAGTCGTCGGCGTTGACCAGCACCTCGCCGACCTCGGCCGTGTCCTCGGCGAGGTTCTCGTCGACGGTCAACACCAGGCGGGCGAGGTCGCTCACGGGCCACCTCGAACGTGCTCGATGGACTTGCCGGGCTCCGCGGTGCGCCAATCAGGCCAGGTGCGCCGCTCGTTCTTCGTCTGCTTCGCGACCAGCGCCGCGACGATCTCTTCCGGGCTGTGGCCCGCCCGCCAGGCGCCGTCGAGCGCGAGAATGACGACGTCGATCCACTCCTCGAGATCGAGTGGCGCCTCGCGCAGCTCGCGGAGCTCCTTCTCGATGTGGTCGATGACGCCGGCCGACCGCTCGCCCGGGCCGAAGGTGCGCTCGCTGAAGTCGCGCTGACGGTGGAGGTGCCCGACGAAGTCGAACCGGGCCAGATCTCGCTTTATGTCGGCCCGGATCGCCGCCTCGAGCTCCGCCGACAGCCGAGAGTCGGTGCGCATCAGCGCATTCACTGCTCGCTCGTACGCAGAGAGCTTGACCTTCATCGCCTGGCCGCCTTTCCGGTGCCGTTGCATCCAGGACAGGTCGACGTGCCGAACCGCCCGTCCTCGCAGCGCGAGCACAGGCCGGTTTCCAGCTCCCATGCCGCGGCGAGCGCGTCGATCTCCGACATCCGGAACACGTACGTGCGCTCCGTCCCTCGCGCCGGGCTGTTCGGCTTCTGCTGGCCCTTCCTCGGGCCGCTCTTGAAGGTCGCGCCGCTGTGGACGTAGCCGGTCATCTGGCTGAACTGCCGGGCGCGGTCACGCTCCGCCGCAGGCTCGTCACCGAGCGCCTCGAGCTTGCGCCACTGCCACCCAGCCGGCGCGCCGAGGTTCTGCGCGAGCGCGTTGAAGAAGTCGGGGCGGCTCACGGAAGCCCCGCCTTCAGGAGCGCCTCGCGGCACATCGCCAGGAGCGCGGCCTCTTCTTCAGTCTGGTCCTGCGGCCCGCCAGCGGCCGCCTGGAGCTCGTCGAACGCCTGCTCGAGCGCCGCGACCAGGTCGGGCGCGGCAGCGATGAGACGCGCGTTGCCCTCAATCCATTCCGCGTCCCCGCCGCCTACGATGCCGTTGGCGATGAGCGCGCCACCGCCCAGCGGCCCCGGCCTGATGACGCGGACCGTGCGGCCGCCGGACTTCGCGCGACGGCCGTACTCGACGGCCCACGGCCCCGGCGTGTGCGTGAGTCTCTTCATGGTACCGGCACCTCCGCCTTCTCGCAGCGCTCGACGCGGTAGCCGTGCTGGTTCGGATGCAGGCCCCAGCGACGGAGCCACGCCGAGAGCACTCGATTCAGGTCCTCGTCCGCCGCGCCCTCGACCTCCGTCAAGGCGTTCGCCATCCCGTCGTACACGCACTCGTGGCACTCGGAACGCTCACCCGCCTCCTCGAGCACCCGGCGCGGGTCGCCCAGGTTGAGCACGCGGTCGAAGTTCGCCACCTGTGCGACGAAGAACGAGTCGCCCGGCTCGAGGTCGAGCTCGCCCGCGGCCCCCGCGATGGCCGAGTCCTTCGTGAGGAAGAGGCTCGAGCCGAACGTCTCCTCGTTCTCCGAGACGACCCAGCGGCCCGCGAGGCTCTTCTTGTTGATGGGCGGTCGAGGCTTCACGGCTTCTCTCCGATGAGCGCGAGGGCCCGCGCCGGCGTGGCCCGCTTCTCGTGGGCGTCGACGAACTCAGCGACGCTGGCGGCGCGGAAGAGAGTGCGGCGGCCGAACTTCACCGCCTTCAGCTCGCCCGCGCGCACCAGGGCGTGGAGCTTTCCCCGGCTGATGCGGAGGAGCTTCGCCGTCTCGGCGAGGGTGAGGAGGTTCTCCAGCGCGGTGACGGTCATCGGCTACTCCGAGTGCCAGCCGCACACCGAGTTCGACTTCCCAGCCCCATGCGCGCCGTGGGAATCGGCACCAGCAACTCATACAGACCGCCCCCGGCCCCTGTCGTTGGGGCCACTGAACGGACGTATAGCACCCATGGACAGATCGACCGCAAGACCCCTCCCAAACGCTCCACTGATGGCCCGCCTCAGCCCTTCTTGTTGACCTCTCGCAAGAGGTCGTCGCGCAGCTCGGCGAGATGCTGCTCCGCCAGCCCACGAATGAACTCGCGGCGGCGCGGGTCCGACTTCTGCGGCAGCTCGCCGTAGCGCGAGTACCACTCAGGAATCGCCCACTCGATGAACATCTCGAGAAGGTCGCTGCGGCCGTAGCTGCTCGCCGAGCCTCCGCGCAGAGACCAAGCCTCGTCCTCAGCATCGACCAGCCGGTCCACCTCTTCGAGGAGGTGTTTCGGCAGCGTGATGTTCAGACGGCTCTTCGCACCGCGACCGCGCAGACCCGGACGCCTCGACACGAACGGCAGCCTCCTGCCCGCCCTGATGGTCGGGACGGCTGCACTCGTAGTCGATGCGGTGGCTGCGCTCAACATGCGCCGGATACTCGCCCACGCGTCCGGTGCTGTCAAGCACAAAAGACGTGCATAGCGGCACGCAGTCCGTGTATTATTTCTCTCGGGATGCCCGAGGGAGAGAAACCATGAAGGCGAAGGGACCTTTCTGGGGCGGAATCGACGTCGGCAAGCAGGATGCGGCGGCGACCCGCGCGTGCACCGAGCGCGAGACGGTGAGGGCGGCGAACGTCGCGGCGCTGGGCTTCGATATCGGCACGCGGGTGCGAGTCGTCCGTCGAGGGCGGCACTCGGGCGATCCGACCGGCTACCGCTATCAGGGGCGCCGCGGGGTCGTCGTGCAGATCCCCTGCCTGCCCGGCTTCCCGTTCCGCTACATCGCGCTCGAGCGGACCGCGCGGGAGAGGTCGGAGCACACCGAGATCTTCGCCATCGCCGAGCTCGAGGTCATCCCGCTGGAGGCCGCATGAAGATCTGCCGCTGCTGCGCAGCCGTCTACGACTTCGGCGACTGGCTCGAGCTGAAGCTGCTCGGCTACGTCGGCGAGTTAGAGCCGCGCGTCTTCAGCAGCATGATCACCTCCATACCAGCAGCCGTCCTGACCTCCCCCCCTCGCGTGCGGAGGAACGCTTGTCCGGTGATCGTCGAAGTCCCAGCTGCGGTCGCATCGACTCCGCCGAACTCGACTGCCAATGCCTGTCGTCTGAGCTCGTCCTGCTCTTTCTGCTTTCGGGCTCGCTCCTGGGAATCGGCGGCATTCCGGAGGAGCTGCTCGCGTCGCTCCGCGTCCCTCCGAGCCTGCTCTTCGGCCAAGGCAGCGCAGCCACTGATCACGCACATCACCACCGCCATCTCGAGAGGTCGCATGCGCAGAATCCACGCCACCAATGAGCAGCCGTCAAGCAAGGACGAGATGCGCTCGAGCTCTTCCCAGCTGTCCTCGTCAGACGCCGCCGCGGGCGATGAGCTCGAACTCGGCCGTCGAGCCGTAGTCGACCGACGTCCAGCAGGCGGCCGGCGGCTCGAGCTCGGAGGCGCTCCCGCTCCAGAGATCATGCCCGCCCAGCGCCATCCGCGGACGCTCGAGCTGGCCCGCCCGGAGCACCATGGAGCCGTCCGGGGCCCGCTCCAGGCGGCGCGCCTCGAGGAAGCCCACCCGGAGGTTGCAGGCCGAGACGCCGGGGATGAGCCCGAGCACCTCGCCCACGACCTCCCGCGGGGTGTTGTAGGGCCGCCCCTTCACCAGGTCGCCCAGCTCCGCCTTCTGCCCGTCCTTGTAGTGCATGCTGCCTCCTCGCTCAGAACTCGAACGCCACCGCGGCGCCCGCTGCCCCCGACGTCGAGAGCCACAGCCCGGCTGACACCCCGCCGGCGATCCGCCGGTCCACCTCGAGGCCCACCACCAGGGGCCCCGCGAGCGGCAGGGTGGGCCGCTGGAGGCTCGCACCAGCGCTCACCGAGATGCGCCAGTCCGGGCGCAGCTCAATGCGCTTCTCGACCCCCACCCGCTTCTCGACCTCTCGCACCACCTCCCGGACCTCAGCCGCGGCGACGGTGGTGGCGGCGCCGGAGCGCTCGAGTTCGTGCTCCGTCACCGTGCCGTCGGGCGTCACGACCCGGTCCCGGTACACCACCCGCGTCTCCACCCGGGCGGCGAGCTCGACGCGCTTCTCGACGACTCGATCTCGGTAGACGAGCTGCACCTGCGTGCGCTCCTCGACCTGGAGCGGCGCGGAGAAGCGCCCGGCGGAGAAGGCGGCGAGCACGAGCAGCGCGAGCGCCAGCCACCGAGCCCACGCCGGCGGCTCGCGGAGCATCAGTCGTTGATCCAGAACTCGCACTTCGGGATGAGCGAGCCGAAACCCTTGATCAGCGGACCGTAGGAGAAGTTCTGCCGGCCGGCCTGGGCGATCGTGGTGATGGGCCCCGGGACGAGCACGGCGATGTGGCCGATGCGACCCGGGCCGGGATCGTACGTCACCACCGCCGGGCGACCGGCGAGCGCGGCCTCGCGGGCGACCAGCTCCGTCGCGGCGCGCCAGCCGAACCGGGGCCCGTGCATGCGCAGCCAGGCGACGGTGGCGTTGGCCGAGAGCTCGTGCCCCTTCAGCGGGGCGGCCGGGTCGCCGAAGCCGTCGATCTCGTGAGGCAGGGCGACGTCGAGGGCCCCCATGACGTCGCTCGCGAAGATGTTGCAGAAGGTGTCGGGGACCCCGTCGCCGCTGGTGTCGCGGATGCGGTAGCGCTCCGAGGTCTCGACGTGGAACTGCTCGACGACCTTGAGCAGCGCAGCCGAGCTCCGCTCGCCCAGGCGGTTGCGGAGGACGATGTTGGGGGCGAGGCGCGGGTTGGCGGGCGTCAAGAGGCCACCTTTCCGATGAGTCGATCGAGGTACCAGCGGGCCTTCTGGAGATCCTCGAGCCCGCCCTTCCGCTTCCACCGCCAGAGGTACTTGATGACCGCCGCGGTGCAGACAGCCTCCACGCCGACGAGCCCGGTGGTGGCCGCCTCGAGCGCGTCGATGCACTCCACCGCGCCCTGGGTGTAGTGGGGTGGGTGGTGGACGGCGTCCGCGCTCACGGCACGTCCTTCGGCCGCGCAGACGAGAGGTCCGATGCCGGGCCGTGGCGCACCACCCAGCGCCCGACGCGCGCCATCAGCTTCGCGCGGGCGGTCCGGCGGCGATGAGGGTCGCGGATCTTCTCGATCTCCGAGAGCAGCTCCTCGAGCTCGGGGGAGTTCTTCGGCTCGACAGGTACGCCAGGGTGCTCGGGGCTCACGTGTCCCTCGCCAGGCGCAGGAGCGGGCGCCCCTCCGCCGCCCGGCGCTTCAGCTTCGCGAGAACCTCGTCGAGGCGCCGCGCAGCCTGGTCGAGCTCCGCGCGCATTGCTGCCGTGGCCTTCTGGGTGAGATCGGCCTCGCGGTGGATCTCCTGGCGCTTCTTGCGGGTCATCAGGCAGCCTCCCTGTCGGTGACGCGCTCGAGCGTGTCCACGGCCTCCGTCAGCTTCGAGGCCAGGGGCACGATCTGCTGGAGGATCTCCCGTTGCTGCGATGCACCCGCTCGCACCGTCTCGAGGTGCGCTCGCTGCTCGGCGAGCAGCGCCTTGAAGAGGTAGGCGACGGCGGCTCCGGCGAGCGCGCATCCCCAGGCGAGGGGATTCCGGGCGAGGCCCTCGGCGACCTCGGCCGTGCCGCTGATCTGCGCGAGGAGGAAGGTGGCCAGCACGCCTGCGAGGCTGCCGCGAGGCTTTCACCCGGCTCACCAGACGTTGAAGGCGCAGTCGATGTACGCCCAGCCGTTGCCGCCGCTCGCGATCTCCACGTTGCCGCCCGAGAGAACGTTGAGCACGCCTCGCCCGGTGTCGGTGGGGATGTCGAAGCTCTTGTTCTTGGCGGGGCGGTACGCGGCCGGCAACTGGAAGACCGGGGTGCCGGCGCCGACCGTCCCGGACTTCACGCAGCCCCGAATGCGGACCCTCCCGCCGGCCTCTCCCCGGTAGCCGGTGGGGTCGTTCGACGAGCCGTAGTCGAGCCACGAGTTGAGGAGCGTGGGGGCGATGAAGGCCTCTCCACAGTCCTCGACAGCCACCGAGTCGATTCCCCACGAGGCATCGTCGGTCGCGGTCGCCTTCGCGATCTTCGCCCGGCCGAAGCGCGCGCTCGAGGGGGCGGTGACGAAGGCGCGCTTCTCGCTCCAGGTCGTCGTGGAGCAGTCGAACTGCACGAGCGTGGCGCTGGTGGACTCCGAGGCCTTGGCGTTCGTGAACCACTCGATCACGACGTTGAGCAGCTTCGAGGTGCCGCTGACGCCCTTCCCCCATGCCCGCAGCGAGTAGATGTGGCCGGCTTCGACATGGAAGTAGTCGGAGTGGATCGACTGCGCGTGAGTCTTCGCGACGAACTTCAGCCAGTTCGCTCCGCTGTGGCCGTTGGCGTCAGAGATGACCTGCAGGTCGTCGTTCCATGCCCCATCGACAACGGACCAGTGATCGGGAGGGCCCACCGCCGCCGCCTGCAGGAGCGTCTCGAAGCCACCGTTGAGCGGCAGCCGCCCGACCATCACGTCGCTGTTGAGGTGCCCGGCCGAGGCACGGCCGGCGACGAAGGAGGTCTGCGGGGAAGGCAGGCTGATGACCTTCCGCTCCGAGTTCGATTCGGCCCCGACCCGCCGCAGGTAGTAGGTCTCACCCGGGATCAGGTCGCCGACGGTGCAGTGCGAGCCGCGGCCCCGCAGAGTCGTCGAGTCCGGGGTGAAGCCCGAGGCCGCCGAGACGTGCCACTCCGTCTTCCGCTCCCTCGAGCGGCCGCCGATGCCGTTCCCCACCTCGAAGAGCCGCGTGCCGCCGACTACCTCGGTGGCCGAGATGCTCGCCGCGGCCGCCGCGGTGAGCGTCTGAAGCTGGTGGTTGTCGTCCTGTCGCAGGGTCGAGCTGTCGCGCCCGAGCCAGCGATTGGCCCCGGAGGCCGGCTTGCCTCGCAGGGCGAAGCTCGTCCGGGCCGTCGTCTGGGTGATGGCGTGCTTCCAGGAGGTGACGGCCAGCTTCTGCGAGGCGTCGGTGAGCCCCACCCACTCCCCGGCGACGTTGCTCGGGTCGAGCTGCAGCAGATCCGAGAGCTCGACCCAGGGGAAGAAGAGGGTGGTGCCGCCCCACTCCGCCGCCGGCGCCGCCAGATCCGAGAGGATGGCGTTCGCCATCGCCGTCGCCTCGCTCGTGCTGCCGATGTTCGAGCTCGAGTCCTCGGCGAGCTCCATCCACTGCTCGCCCAGGTCCGCGATGCTCGCGGAGTCGCTCACCGTCACCGTCTTGCGCTTCGCCACGTGCTCTGCGTCGAGGTCGGCGTTGTCGGAGTAGACGACCTGCACGACGTTGCGGATGCCCGTCGCATCGACAGCCAGCGGCTCGAGCTGGAGCTGCTCACCCGGGGCGAAGGTGTAGTCGGGGGTCGTCTTCGAGCGGGGGACTGCCGCGAAGGTGAGCTTGAAGCTCGAGCTGCCCGCGTCCCAGCGGTAGCGGAGATCCCAGCCGATCTGGTCCGCGAGCATGCGGAGCGCGTCCCAGAGAGGCACCCGCTTCTGGAGCCACCAGGTGACGGCCCAGCTCGGCGAGCTCGGAGTCGACAGCGACACGACGCCGGCGCCGAGCACGTCGTCGAGGAGGGCCTGCATCACCGTTTCGACCGCGGTGCCTGCGCTCGCGCTCCCGGAGCCCTGCTCGGTGAAGGTGCAGGTGCCGCTCGTCACGGTGCTGCCTGAGCCGGTGGGCCAGGTGGGCTCCGTCGCCGCGGTGGTGCCCGCGGTGGTGACCTTGTACCAGTGGTCGTTGAGGGCCTCGCTCGAGGGCGCGACGAGCTCGTTCAACACGTAGGCCGTCGAGACCTCGAAGAGGCGCACTCCGCGCGAGTTGGCGCCGCTGCCCTGGGCGTAGGAGAAGACCTTCTCCCGGCGAAAGACGCCCTTCGGGGCCATCAGGCGCGCCTCGAGGCCTCGGGCCTGCACCGTCACCTCGTCCGGCGAGGTCTCGACCCGGTCGATGTAGCCATGGAAGCCGGTGACCCAGGTGTTCGTCGGATCGGTGCCCAGGGAGAGCGGGAGGGCGCCGGCGACGACGAGGGTCCAGTCGATCTTGACCTCGCGCGTCGGGTACACCACAGGTGACCAGCTCCCCGCCGGCGCGAAGCCTTTGTTGACAGGCGAACCATAGACGAGCGGCGCGAGGCTGCGATTCCCCATCGCGCGCACGAGGCGGATGGTGGCCTGCATGCCGTTCGAGTCGATGTCCTCGCCCCACTCAACGGCCTTCACGGCGTCGTAGCCCGGGTAGCTCGTCAAGTCCCTCCACGTGCCGCCGGCGTCCTTCACCAGCACCCTGGCGAGGGCGCTCCGCGCGGGCGTGGCGAGGTAGGGCGCCTGGGCAGCGGAGATGGCTCGCACGATCAGGTCTCCGCGAGCTGGAAGCCGAGCTGCTGCGCGTTCGCCACGAGGGCCCCGCCGATGTGCGCCTGGACGAGCGGCGCCTCACCATCGACGCCACCGAAGACGGTGGCTCCCCCGGCGCGGTTGTTGTCGATCAAGAGCCCATCTGCCCTGAGCCGCGGGGCGTCGGGCAGCGCGGCCGCGAAGGCGTACATCTCGGCCGGCCACGTGACGGGCACGACGAAGGGCAGCACGACCAGATCATCGAGGTAGTAGGTGCCGCCCGAGGACTGCATGTAGCTCAGCTTCGGGCTCGAGCTCGTCCAGAAAGCCGTGTGCCCCGAGCTCGCGCCGTTCCGGTAGCGGGTGCCGTCGCTGCACTCGAGGTAGTGGAACCAGGTGCTCCCCTCGCGCTGCCACCACCCCACGGTCCACGGCGACACCGACGGGTCCCACCAGGGCGGCTGGGTGCCGTAGTCGATCTCCACCGTCTTCGTCGACGGAATCGCCACGGACCACGAGCCGAAGCGGTACTGCGCGCTCGACAGCGCCACGGAGCCGCCCAGGACCAGCGGCACGCCCTTCGCGCTGTAGACGCCCGCGGTCCCCTCGAAGCTCCAGGTGTCGTGGTCCCCGCAAAGGAGCCGCTCCCAGGCCAACGCATCGGCGGCCGCCGCGAGCACCAGCGCCCCGGACCAGCGGCCCTTGTAGGTCCGCACGTCCTTGTAGCCCGCGCCGGAGACAGCCTCGCCCACTTCGCCGATGGGCTTGCGGCCGCGCTTCGCGGACCCGTCGGCGACGGAGGCGGTGATGCCGTTGATGCGCAGGAAGGCCGTCATGCCTCAGTGTCCCGGATCGCGTTCTCGGCCCTTGCCGTGGCTGGCAGCGCCGCTGCCTCCCGTGCCCGTGTATGGGCCGGTCGTTCCGCGGCCGGTGCCAGCGGGGTTGCCCGTCGCAGCGACGGCCTGCCGGCGCTCGACCGAGGCCATCATCGCGGCGATGGAGGCCTCGTCGACACCGTTGTCCGCGGCGAAGGCGTACATCGCCCGCTTGAACCCGGACGGGGCGTTGGTGAGCTCCTCGACGAACTTCCGCACGGCGGCCGTCGCGCGCTCGGTGGCGCCGGCGTGCTCCTGCGTCACCGCCGTGTCCTTGAGAGTGGCGTTCGCCGAGTCGAGCGTCATCGCCGCGAGGTCGGAGTTCGCCTTGTGGATGGCCGCCGCGTCGACCTGCAGGCCGAGGAGGAAGTCACCGCCGTTGGTGACCACGCCCACGGTGATGGCCTTGATGATCTCCGTCACGGCCCCCGCGAGCGCGCCGATGATGGAGTTCCAGATGTCGGCGATCATGCCGACGAACCAGGTGAGCCCCTGCAGGATGGGCCGCAGCACGACGAAGAGCCCCTCGATGAGGGGCTTGAGCGCCATCATCGGGATCATCGCCACCCGGATGACCAGGGTGATGATCGGCGCGAGGGCGCGCAGGTAGGTGCCGAGGAGCAGGAAGAGAGGCGCGAGCGACTCGAGCACGGAGCCGAGCAGCTCGAAGACGGGCTGGAGCGGCTCGAGCGCCGAAGAGACAAGGCCCGTCACCGCAGCGAGCAACTTCTGGAGGCCCGGGAGAATCGCCCCCATCATCGGCTCGACGGCTGAGACGAGCTGCATCACCACACCGTTCGCCTGGTCGACGAGTCGCGCGAAGCCGCTCGAGCGCAACAGCAACTCGCCGAGGAGGGCAGCGAGGCCGCCGGCGAGACCGCCCGACCGGAAGCCCTGCACCGTCGCGCTCACCACGGAGCCGAGCTCGCCCAGCCTCGAGGTGAGCTGCTCGATGGCCTGGCCGATGCCGGCGGTGTTGACGTCGAGGCGAGAGCTCGTCCGCTGCGCGTGGCGGCTGAGCACGGAGGTCAGCTCGTCGGGCACCTGCATGCGGCTGAAGGGGACGTAATCGTTGAGCGCGATGCCGTAGTTCGGATGGCCGGTGACCGCGTACTCAGGCGCCCGTGCCGGGGCGAGGCCGGTCAAAGTCGACGTGTCGATCTTCGTCGTCGACGGGCCCTTGCCGCCGACGATGATGGAGTTCGGGTCGAAGACCGTCGGCAGCTCGCCTTTGCCTTTGAACTTCGGGAGCAGCTCGTCGATGCCGAGCTCCTTCATGATGCGCTTCCACTCGTCGACGAAGGCCGTCGCGGCCTGCTTGCCCAGGTCGAGCGCCGCGGTGACGGTGTCCTTCCAGAACTGCGGATCGAGAGCGGAGGTGGCCACCGCGTGAATCCGGGCCGCCGCGCCAAAGATCTTCAGGGCGGCCTCCTGCTTTCCGGTGTACTGAAGGACCACTCCATAGGCGTGCAGGACGTCCGAGAAGCTGCCGATGATGGTCGACGCGAGCACCCGCATGTTGCGACCCACTTCGAGGAACACGACGCGGAACGACGGCCCGAACCAGTCGAGGAACTCCTTCGTCGCGGTCGCCATGCCGCCGACATCCTTGCGCCAGACGTAGTGGAGCGCCGCGATGGCCGCGGCGAGGCCGCCGAGCGCCACGAGGATGAGCGCGAGCGGGCCGGCTCCAATGGCCGCGATCGCGCCGAAGACGGCGCTGAAGACCCCGGCGAGCCCGGAAATCACCCCCGCGAGCTTGCTCACCACGAAGGCCGCGGCACCGATGCCCGCAACCCACTGCGCCCACGTGGCGATCTGCGCCTTCGTCTCCGGCGACAGCCCTGACACGTGGCGGGCGAGCTCGCGGAAGCCCTCGGTGAGGCTCTTCACCGCGGGCACCAGCATCTCGGCGACAGGGATGGCGAGCTGCTTCGTGGCCTTCGTCATGTCGTCCATCGCCGCCTGCACCGGGCCGCTCGAGGACTCGGCCAGCTTCAGCGCGGCCAAGCCGACACCCGTCAGCGCCGTCGAGAGCTGGGCGATCTCGCTCGCCGCCTTCTTGACGTTGCGGCTGAACTTCTCGATGCCCTTGAAGGCCTCCTCCAGGCCCTTCATGAAGCCCGTCGTCTGGGCGTCCAGACTGACGAAGAGGCTCCCCACTTTCAACGACACGGACTACCTCCGCTTCGCGTCGCGGGCGGCCTTGTCGAGGGCCTCCCGCTCGAGCTTGAAGACCTCCGCCCACTCGAGCAGCTCCGTCATCGTGAGCCGCTGCTCCAGCTCATCCACCGTCATGCCTCCGAGTTTCTGCGCGACGGCGAAGAGGAGGAGCCTCGCGCCGTCGCTCCTCAGTTTTTTCCGACGTCTCCCGAGACGTTCAGCTGGGTCGTCGCCAGGGGCGAGAGGACGTCCACCACGCCTCCGACGGGCGCGTTGGCGAGCGCGGCGTAGTCGGCCGCCTCGAACACAGGCCGGCCGTCGATGTCGACGATGAGCTCGATGATGCACCGCACCTGGAGCTCCGCGAGGTTCACCGGCGACTTGCCGGTGCCGTCGAAGCCCGCGGCGCGGAGGATGGACCCGCGCTGTCCCACGGTGACGGGCCGCACGTAGTAGCGCGCGCCGTCGAACTCGACGCTCGCCGGCTGCCTGTCGAGCCCGAGCACGAGCTTCTCGGTGCGGTACGCCAGCGCCCGTTCCCGCAAGCTCCGCTCCTTCATCTCGGCACTCATGCTGTGCTGCTCCCTTCGGTGGCGGTGGGTTACGTGCCCCAGCCGGAGACCGCGCTCTCCGTCTGGCCGGCGCCCTGAGGCGCGGTGCCCTGGAAGTTGACGGTGCCCTGCAGGAGCTGCTCGAGGCTCGCCTTCTCATCGGCCGACTCGAGCAGGACCCACCCGCGGAAGTAGTCGCCGGCGCCGCCGGGGCGGTACTCGAGGAGCAGCGGCGTCCCGGCGCGCATCAGCGCGAGGAAGCGCTTCGTGCCGGCGCCGGGATCGTGGTCCGCCGGGAGCGGCTCGATGGTGGTGAGGCTGCCCGAGAAGTCCTGCAGCGTCAGCGCCCGGGTGCGCCAGGCCGAACCGAAGACGGTCGTCTCCTGGAGCGAGCCCTTGTCGGCCACGGCGCACTCCCGCGCGCCGGCGACCGCCAGCGTCGGCAGGTAGCTGCCGCTCACGCGAACGAGCGCGGAGGCGCCCTGGTCGGCGTCGAACGTGACTTTGCCGAAGCAGTAGTCGACGGTGTACGTCGTCGGGTCCGCGGTGACGTAGCCGCCGGCGCCTCCGCCGTCCGCGTCCACCTCGACGGTGACGGCCACGGCCGGGTCGAGGATCTGCTTGGCGGCGTTGGTCACCTGGTAGACGGTGTTCGCCGTCAGCTTCGTGGTCGCCTCGTTGGTGAAGGCGGTGGAGGTCCCGCCCATCTTCAACGAGGTGTTGTAGCTGGGCGTCGGCACGGCTCAGGCCTCAGACGTCGACGACGGCGCCGTTGCCCGCGAGGCTCGCGCTGAAGGCGGACTTGCCGTCGAGAGAGTCCTTCACGTCGAAGGACTCGACCAGCATCGGCACCTGGACGCCCTTGAGGCCCGTGCTGGCATTCGGGTCGAAGTGGATCGTGATGTAGACGGTGGCCCCGCTCCGCTTGCTCGATCGGAGGAGGGCCTGCGGCGCGTCGCCCGACTCGTAGTCGCCAGCCAGCGACACCTTCGAGTCGGCCAGGCCGGCCATCCGCGTGCGCCACCCGGAGCTGTCCTTGATGTCGGTCGTCTCGAGGAGCGCGACGAGCTCGTTGTAGGTGGTGTCGTTGATGCCGTCGATCTCGTCACCAGCTCCGGGCGTCGCGGAGGTGGCCTTTGTGTAGACCTTGATCGTGTGGGCGGCGACGGACATTGGGCGTCCTCCTCGTGGAGACGCCCGGACCGTCCCGCGAGGCTTTCACCCGGGGCCAGTCGGAGAATGCCGCCGGTTCGCGACGAAAGGAGAATCGCCTCTTCAGGGGCACCGGCGGTGGCCCCGCGCGCCCGCCCGAGGCGCGCACGTGGTGCTGCTGCGCTTCAGCCGAGGGTGATGGCGTACTGGAGCTCGAAGTTGAGGGACCAGAGATCGTGCTGATCCGCGTCCTGCCCGAGCCAGGCCGGGTGCGAGTCACGCGCGAAGCAGGCGGTGTACCCGGTGAGGGTCTGCTGATGGAGGTGCTCGAGCACGGCGCGGGCGATGGCCTCGCCGGCCGCGAAGTCGCCGGCCGGCCCGCGCACCAGCACCTGCACGGTGGGGCGCACGTACGCCTGGCGGCCTGAGCCGAGGTAGGGCAGAGGCGACGGCCCGCCGGTGTTGAGCGCGAAGGCGCTGGGGGAGGGCGTCTCGTCCTGAGATCTCATGGGCCCGATGAAGAGGTTGGTGCCCTTCGTCAGGGTGATGCTGCCCGCGACCTTCGCGTTGAGGTAGTCGACGACGTCTTCTGCCGGGTTCCGCATCGTCACTCGACGAGCCTCCGGAGCCGCGCGGCGATGCGCTCAGCGAAGCCCTGCTCGAAGGCGTTGAGGGCCCGCTCGAGCCACTTGAAGCCGTGCACGTCCTTCACCCTGCGGCGCCAGTGGATGCCCTCGTGCACGGCGGCGGCCTTCGGATCGGTGTACCCCACCGCCACGTGGACGGCGTTCGACTGCACCTCCGACACGACGGCGACCGAGGACGCGAGGCGGCCGGACGCCCGCGGCACTCCCTGCTGCGCCGCGGCCTCGAGGCGCTTCGCCTCCTCGGGCAACGCCTGGGCGAGCTCGCCGATGAAGGCGCGCTTGTGCCAGCGGAGCTTGCGGATGAGCTCCTCGACGCCCTTCACCTGGAGGAGGACGTTCGCCACCTACAGCTCCACCTTGTAGAGCGTCCGGGAGCCCAGCTTGTCGGCGCTCGAGGACACCGTGAGGGGCAGGTTGCTCGCGTCCGCCACCGCCGAGCTCGCGCCGGGGAGCCAGATCCTGTCGGTGAGGTTGATGGCCTCGAGCGTCCAGAGCCGGTGCTGGGCCACCGCCTCGTCGCCGCGCCCGTCACGCACCACGGTGCGCCGCACCTCGACCCGCGCGGCGACGGTGCGGGGCGCGCCGTACGTCACCTTGCCGTAGGCGTCCTTGCCGGTCGCCTGGGCGACGGAGATCGTCTGGTTCAGCCAGGCCGCGATGCTCACGGTCAGCTCCACACTCTCGTGCCGCTGCCCGGAACAGAAGTGAGAAGAGGCCTCGGTCGCGGGCCTGGCGGCCTCGCCTCCACTGCGGCCACTGCGGCCACGCGTGAATCGCGGCCGCAGTAGGAGCACTTCTGCTCCCACGGAGCACCGCAACATCCGCATCGCGGAGGCTCGATGATGCTCACCGTCGACCCCGCAGCTCTTCGGCAGCGACCTCGAGCACGACGCACGTCATGAGGACGGCGACGATGGGCGCGAGCACCGCCGCCTCGACGAGGAGCTGTGCCGCCCGCTGTGCTCGTCGCTTCACGAGATGAGCCTCCGGTACGGTGCGAGGAGCTGCAGCGCCCGGGCAGGCAGCGCGCTGCCGAGCGAGGGGTCCTCGGCGCGGTAGCTCACCGAGTAGTCGCCGAGGCCCTCGCTGGCGATGGACGGATCGAGGCCCCCTCGCCGGTACAGGCCCACCACGGTCTGCACCGCCGCCTCCTCGATGTCCGCGGGCAGGCTCTGCGCCGGGCCCGTCCAGCCATTCGAGCCCGCCTGCGCCGGCGTCACCCAGCCCCCGGCGTAGGTGACGGTGATCTCCGCCTTCTCCGTGCCCATCGCTGGGTCGCTGTAGAGCAGCCCGGGCCGAACGAGCCCCGTCCACGGCCAGCAGCCGGTGCGGTAGACCAGCCCGGCCTGCGCGTCCTCGAGGGTGTACTCCGAGGCCGTCACGGTCGAGCCGTCGCCCAGGACGATGCTGGCGATGGCCCCCACCGGCGTCAGACCCAGCACCAGGCGCGGGCCACCGAAGCCGGCCACCTTCTCGACGTAGGCGGCCGAGTAGTGGAGCTGCGGGCGGCCCAGGTGCGCGCGGATGGCGGCCGAGGCGGCGGCGATGAGGCGCGGCAGGCGGGCGTCGCTCGAGGCGATGCCGAGCTCGGCGGCCACCGTCGCGGGCAGCGTGAGATCTGCCTCGGGCACCTGCGCTCCTCTCGCCCGGCTGGCGGGCTACTTCGGCTTCGTCGCGAGCTGGCGCTCGAGGTCCGCGACGAGCTGGGTCGCCTTCGCCAGCTTCGCCTTGAGCTCGGCGACGTCGGCCGGGTTGCTCTTCTCGATGGGCACCACCTTCTTGGTGGCGACGTCGTAGCGCTGGTCGCGGTCGAGCTCCGCCAGCTTCGTGCCGCCGTCCGCCTTGATGATGTGAGCGGCGACGTCCGGCGGGAAGGAGGCGATCTCCCCGGCGATGTTGTTCTTGTAGTGCTTCGACAGCTGGAGGACGACGAGCTCGGGCATGGGAGACCTCGACGGCGACGACGGGAAGAGGGAAGCGGCCCGCCCAGAGATGGCGCGGGCCTGTCGTGGGGGTGAGCTGGGTTAGTCGTCGGCCTGGGCGGGGACGGACACCGCGCTGCCGAGGATGACGTCGACCGCCTGGCCGATCTTCGGCGAGGTGCCGCCGGTGAAGGCGGTGACGGTGACGATCTTCAGGAACTGCTTGGCGCCCTTGAGGCTCATCGACTTGCGCTTCCGGGTGTTGGCCGCGGTGATCTGCGCGACCGCTCCCGACGCCGCGGTGCCCTCAGGCTGCCAGTCGGTGTACGAGCCGCCCGAGGTGTCGCAGTGGGTCACCTTCGTGTCCACCGTCTGCGTGTCGGGGGCGCCCGCCACGGCGCCCGTCTGCGCGTGGAGCACCATCGAGTCGAAGCCGGTGCGGTCGATGGCCGCGCCGGTGACGGTGCCCGCAGCGATGTCGCCGGCCGGCGTCCCGATGGCGAGCTTCACCTCGGGGCCGATGCCATTCACCATGACGTTGCTCATGTCGCTCCTCCTGGACTGCGTGTGCTTCAGGCGGCCTGGCTTAGGCCCAGGTGACGCCGGTGATCATCGCGAAGGCCTTGTCGTGCCGCAGCACGACGTCGTGGCCCTCGAGGATGCGGATGGGGGTCATGTCGGTGCTGATGCCCGACACGAGCGCGGAGCCGTCGTGGTACGTCCCGTTCGGGAAGGCCTCGACCTGCAGCGGGTTGGCGAGATCGAAGCCGAGGATCGCGTCGCCGTGCGAGCCGAAGTAGACCTCAGACTCGGTGCCCCCGCCGAGGTTGGTCGGGATCGAGCTGGTCCGGCGGCACATGAAGCCGAAGAGCTGCCCGGCCGCCAGCATGGCCGCGAAGAGCAGGTTCGAGTTCGCGTCGGTGGTGCCGACGAGCGCCCAGTGCGTGCGGGGCGCCATGACGAAGCCGGCCGACTCATCGAGCTGCACGTCGGCGCCGTCGACCAGGCCGATGGCCTTCACCAGGTCGGCGATCTTCGTCGCGGCGGTGGGCGTGCCCGTCATCGCGTTCGAGTTCGCGCTGTTGATCCAGCCCTTCATGCCCTTCGGCTGGAAGGTGTTGCCGGCGCCGCGGTAGAAGCTGAGGTCGCGGCGGACCGCGAGGGCCTTGAGCAGGTCGTCGCGGATGAGGGCGTCGGCGCCCACGGCCGGGTTGCGGAGCATCTCGTTCGAGACGGGCACCAGGCCGTACGCCTTCTTGCCCGACATCCGCAGCTCGCCGGTGCCCGGCTGGCTCGGCGTCATCAGCCCGGCCTCACCGGTGTAGCCGATGGTCGCCCCGCTGTTGATCTTGCCGAGGTTGACCGCGCCGGTGAACTCCATCGTCCGGACGCCGGAGACGAGCGCGACCGTCCGCGGGTAGAGCAGCTCGATGACCTCGGCCGCCTGGGCCGTGGGCACGAGGGTGCCGCCCGACGCCGCGGCGCCGGTGAGGAAGGCGCGCGCCTGCGCGTCGAGCGCGACGGCGATCTCCTCGTACTGCGCGAAGCCCTTGGCCGCCCAGGCGCGGGCGACGTCGGCGGGCGAGCAGCGGTCGAGGATGCCGACCACCATCGCCTTTACGGAGCGGGCGAAACTGAGGCCCTTGCCCTTGAGCGGATCGTGGATGACCTGCAGCGTGGTGCGGTCGACGGTCGCGCGCGGGAGATCGGTGGTGGAGACCGCGGCCTTCGCGCGGTCCAGCATCTCGCGGAACACGGCCGGGTCCGCCGCCGCCTTCTTGGCCTCGCTCACCGCGCGGCCAGTGGCCTCCTCCATGCGCGAGCTCATCTCGCCGGCGACCGCGTCGCGGATGATGGACTTCAGCTCGGTCATGTTCACGGAAACGGTCTCCACGTGGTTACCCTCCTGAGATGGTGCCCCGGCGACGCGCCGCATCGGCGCGCAACTGCTTGAAGACGTCGGCGACGAGCCGGCGCAGCTCGTCTGGCGACAGCACGCGCTCGCCCGCGGCCGCGGTGAGCTTCGCGAGCTCGGCGACGCAGGCGACCCGCGTCCGCGGCGCGGCCCGGGCCACCAGCTCGCGGCCCAGCGGCAACGCGTCGGGGTTGCTGCCGATGGCGACGATCGACACCTCGAGCAGCTCCTGCCGGAGGTAGTCGATGGGCGGGTTGAAGAGATCTTCCCACGGGTCGCCGGTCAACCGATCCTCGGCGACCTGGGCCTCGAGCGGGTGGAAGCCGACGGAGACCGCCATCACGCCGCGGTCGATCCAGCGCAGCGCCTGCTCGGCGTCCGCGCCCACCACCGGATCGTCTGCCGGGGCGAAGTCGATGCCGAGCTGCAGCTTGCGGTCGACGACTCCGATGTCGAGCCCCTTGCCGATCGGGAACCCGCGCGAGGCGTGGAAGAGCGGGATGACCGGGTTGCGCTTGAAGCGCTCGAGCTCCCAGCCGTCGGGGTTGATCTTGCTGTTGTGGCTGTCGAGCGTGTCGGTGCTGGCGATGAAGCGGCGCACCCGGGACTTCGCCGCGGCGGCATCCGCCGCCACCGGAAGGACCGCGAGCTCGCGCCGGACCATCGTCATGGCCGGACCGTCTCGCGAGGCTTTCACCCGACAAAAGCCCTTCGTCACACCAGGGTCGAGAGGTTCACCGAGGCCGCGTTCGGCACGGTGATCAGCGTCGCCGGCAGGTGGCCCGGGATCTCTACCACCACCCGCGCACCTCGAGGCGCGGTCCACGAGATGAGCCCGGCGCCCGAGCTGGTCGCCGAGCTCGAGGCGCCCTCGACGAAGTTCGCGGAGAGCTCAGCCGGGAGACTGGCGACGCGACAGGTCCCCGTGACGCCGGCGGCCACGCTCAGGTCGAGGTGTCGGAGCGTCGTGTAGACCGTGCACGCGCCGGGATCGGCCGCGGCGGTGCCCTGCTGCAGGGTAGCGGTGAGCGCCGCCGTCGTGACAGCATCGGCCGCCAGTGCGCCCAGAGACGCGGTGGTGATCGAGTAGCCTCCGATGAAGCCGAGGACGGTGATGGTGCCGCCGGCATGCGAGAGCACAGCCACCCCGCTGCCGTTGGTGGTGCCGGCAGACACGACGACTCCGCTCGCGCGCAGCGTGACGAGGACGCCGGCCAGGGGCGCGCCGAGAGAGTCGAGCACGGTGACGGTCACCTGCCCGGCGTGGCCCGCGACGGTGCCGGCGACGTTGCCGATCGTGGTGCCCGTGAGGCCTTGCGTCGAAGTGGGCGCGCCGATGTTGCTCCAGTCGAGGCCCGCCTCGCCTCCCGCCGACACGTCGAGAGTGCGCCCGGCCGTCGTCGGCGCAAGGCGCGACGACGTCGTGACGTCCACCTGGGCTGAGTGCGACGCCCCGATGACGGTGGCAGCAGCCTCGCTCTCAGCGTCGCGCATCGAACACGTGAGCGTCTCGCCCGGGGTCGCGAGCGCGCCGGTGATGCCGGCCGAGGCGGTGAGCTTCCAGTCGCCGCCCGTGGTGTGCGTCGCGGTCGGCACGTCGGCTCCCGTCGGGAGCGTCGCGTGCCAGGCCGCGTCCGCCCAGAGGTAGTAGCCGTTCGAGCTGCGGTGCACGTAGGCGTAGATGGTGCCCGTCGTCTTCGCGAGCCCGGTCGCGATGGTGACGAGGAAGACCTCGAAGTCGAAGGCCAGGCCGGGGATGATCTTCATGCTGCGCGCCTCCTGAGCACGGCTCCGAGCCACGGCTTCACAGTGGTGAGCGCCTCTCCGTAGACCTCGCACGAGGTCAGGTAGCTCGGCGAATCCTCGTAGCCACCGATCGCCAACACGCGGCTGTCGGCGAGCGTCACCACCGCACACGCGGCGCGAGCCGCGAGCATTGGATCGGTCGCAGCCCAGAGGTTCGTCGCCGGGTCGTACAAGTCGACGGCGCTCACCGCGTAGGGGGCGGCGTTCTGGTAGCCGCCGAGGGCGATCGGCTTTCCCCGGTAGTGCGTCCCCGGCTCGGAGCCGAAGTTGTACCCGCGCACCACGCTCATGCTGTTGCCCGTCGGCCCGATGAGCCCGACGCCGGGCCGGTGGATGTCGGCGGAGTCGTTCGCCGGAAGGAGGCTGCCCGCGTTCCCGCCGCCCCACACCAGCACGTCTCCGTTCGGCAGCCGGCAGGTGCCGTGGCACAGGCGGGCGGCGTTCAGGTAGCCCGCGACCGCTGAGGTGAAGGTGCCGTCGAGCACCTCCTGCGTGACCTGTCCGCCCGCGCTCACCCACTCCTGCGGCAGCACGGCGCGCGCGCCCGCGTAGATGCCGTTGTTATAGATGTACGCGTACGGGAGATCAGGCTGGCGCGTCCAGGTGTCGGTCGCGGGGTCATAGGTCCTGACCATCTGACTCGCCGCCCCGCCGTTGTGTCCGCCCGCGAGCAGGAAGACGTTGCTGCCCGCCATCCACAGCCACGCTCCAGCGGCGAACCCTTGCCCCGGTCCCGCCTTGGTCGACCAGACGCCCGTCGCTGGGTCCCACTCCTGCAAGTCGGAGAGGATGTTGCTCACGCCCCAGCCGCCCAGCTTGTAGACCTTCCCGGTGAGCGGGTTGAGCGCGAGTCCCGGCCAGTAGTTCCCGAGGCCGGCGAGGCTGCCAGTGGGGCTCCAGGTCCCGGTCGCTGGATTCCAGACCTCACATGAAGTCAGGTAGCCGCCGTTATACCCAGCGGCGACGAGCACCCGGCCGTCGAGCAGCCTCACCGCTCGGTGAAAGCACCGACCGGTGGCGAGAGTTCCGGTGGCAGCCCAGAGCGTCACAGCACGGCCTCCTGTGCGAGCCCGGCGGAGAGCGACCAGCGGCCGAGGAACTTCACCGCCTCGCCGTTCGCGATTCTGTAGACGGCGAGCGCCTCGAGAGGCGACATGGGGGGGCGCTTGCTCGTGCGGACCTCGTCGAGCGCGGTGACAGCGTCCGCTCTCAGAGCTGCGGCCGCCATCGGATCTGCGCTGATCACGCGGGGCACGCTCAGCCACCCGCGTTGACGAGCTCGCCGTCGCGCACCCAGCCGTGCCAGCCCGCGGGCGTTGGATCGAAGTCGCCGGCGACGTGCCGGAAGTCGATGCTTGGCGTGAGCGTCAGCGTCTCGAGCGTTTCGCCGGTGCGGTGCCAGGTCACCTGCGCGCTCGGCTCTGGCCCGCCACCATCGACCGGATTCTCGAAGGGCACCGAGATGACCCGGTCACAGCCCGGCGAGCACGGGCAGCGGAAGTGGAGGCCCATGCCGCGGCGATCGGCGCGGTGGGTCCAGAACGTGGCCTGGCGCTCGGTCAGCCTCACGTGCCGTTCCTCCGGGCGGCAACAGCGCGGACGTCGTCGGCCCAGGCGCGCGCCCACGGTGGATCTCCTCGCGCCGGCTTCGGCTCGAGCTCGGTCTCACCATCTGCCGGCTCCTCCTCAGGGTCCATCATCGGCTTCTCCGCGGGCTTCTCGGGCGGCGGGTCCTGCTGCTGACCTGGCTGAGCGAGCGGCGGGAAGCGCCCCACGAACTGCGGCAGCGGCGCGTAGCCGGCCTCTTCGCGCCACTCGTTGAGCTCGAACGCGCCCGGCAACGCCCGCATCACGGCGGTGCGGGCGGCCTCATCCTCGGGGACGTCGACCTCGCACTCGAGCGCAAGCGCCTCGTCCCAGAGCGGCACGTACTGCGCCTGGAGCTCGGAGCGGAGGAACTCGACGCGCGGATACTCGACGCCCAGCACGTAGATGTACCGGGCCGCGTCGATGGTGCTGCGGTTGCTGTTCTCGATGATGCCGATGACCTCCGGCGGCATCGCGAACACCTGGGCGAGCGTGTCGCGGGAGAGCTTGCGCAGGTCGATGATCTGCTGGTCGCGGAAGCTCGCGTCGAGGCGGACCGCGTTCATCTTGCCCGTGGAGAAGTGCGCGCGGTGCGAGTTGTGGACGCCGCGATGCTCCGACTCCCAGACTTCTTTCGCGCGCTTGACCTGCGCCGGCTCGGCGCCGTCGAAGCTGACGATGAAGGCCGGCATCGCGTTGTTGAAGAACCAGGCCTTCAGGTACTTCGCCGCGAACTCATCCGTCTCGAGCTCGTCCCCAAGCGCCTCGGCGATGCCGGTGCCGCGGGCGTAGGGGTTCTCCGGATCGGGGTCGCGGAGCCAGATCATCGCCTTCGGCGCCACCCGCAGCTGCACGCCGGCGTATGAGACCTGGAACCAGGGCGTGGCCGCCGTCGGAGTCGCCGTCACCCAGTGCGGCGGCAGCGGGTAGAACGCGCTGGGCTGCCCGTCAGCGCCGAAGGCGAGGAGCCAGAAGGCCTCGCCCTTGATGTCCAGCCAGACCTGCGTGAGCTGGAGCGCCGCCAACCCCGTCATGTACTCGTTCGGAGCGGCCAGCAGGTCCAGCATCGGATGATCGCTCAGCTCGCGCAGGAGCCCTTCGGCGGCGAGCTCGAGCCGCCGCTTCGCCCGCGCCGGCGCCGCACCCCGGGCGAGCCAGCGATCCGCGACGCCACGCTCGGAGCCCCAGCCCCAGGCTGGCGCCATCGCGACGTCGCGGAACCTCCCGGCCGGGCCTCGGCGGCCGCGCGAGCGCGCGTTCGACGTCGGCGCCGGGGTCGAGCTCCTGGCGTACACGGTCCAGGTCGCCGCGGCGACGCCGCGGGCGATGCGCCCAGTGACCGCCCGCAGCCAGGGCTCGGTCTTATAGGCAGCGATGAGCTCGCGCGTGCCGCGCGCCGGTGGCCCGCCGAAGCCCGTCGACGGGACCAGCACCCCGCCCTCGAGCTGCGTCCCTTCAGGGGCGCTGGCCCTCGAGGCGGGGCGGAAGAGACCGGCGATGCGGCCGAGGAGGCCCATGGCCCGGACGTACCGCGAGGCTTTCACCCGAAGAAGAAGCCGCCGCCGACGAGCAGATCGTGGAAGCCCCAGCACATCGCGTCCGTCCTGTCGTCGCGGCGCCCGTTCGCCCCCGTGAAGACGCGCATCTGCTTCTCGAGCTTCTCGAGCCCTTCGACTCCGACGTGGTGAATCCGGCCCTGCTCGTGGAGCGCGGCGATGGGCTCGGCGCGCTTGGCCTTGCCGCGCATGGCGCGGACGATCTTCACGGGCACCGAGGCGTCGATGGTGCGGATCGTCGCCTCGACCATCTCGCCGCCGCAGTTCGACTCCACGACGACGCAGTTCGCGCGGAACGTGTAGAACGCCTTCACCGCGGCGCGGGCCCACTCGTCGGGGCTGCCGCGCATCGAGAGGTCCGCGAGCACGTAGCCGTGCGCGTCCTCGCTCTCGAGATCCTTGCCGCACACGACGATCCCGTGCTCGTCGTTGTGCTTCTGCGACTCGTCGGCGCGTTCAGTCCCCGTCTGCGCTGGATCGACCGCGACGACGATCCGGGCGAGGTCCGGCGCCTTCTCGACGCGGTGCTTGTCGATGAGGGCCTGGTTGAAGAGCGCCCCGACGACGTCCTCGAGCACCTCGGCCTCGAGCTCCTGCCGGCCGATGCGCGTGCCGGCGTACATGCGCTGCACCTGGCGGATGTACTCGCTCGCGAGGTTGCCTGCGTTCTCGAAGGTGGACCCGCGGGTGAGGTGCGTCTTCGGGTCCTTCATCAGGCTCAAGATCAACGGCACCGGCTGTGGCGTGCCGGTGAGAATCGCCCGCGGCTGCCGGCCCAGCCGCAGACCCATCACCGCATTCCGCCAGGTGGACTCGTCCGTCCAGCTCGCCGGCTCATCGCCCCAGAGCAGATCATGCTGGGGCCCGCGGAGTCGGCTCCCTTCCTCGGCCGAGAAGAGCGTCGCGCGGGCGCCGTTGGGCCAGGTGAGGCGCCGCTTCGAGGGCTCATACCTCGGCATCGCCGAGGGCGGGCACACCGCGAGCAGCCCCGACTCGCCTTCGATCATCACGTCGCGGGCATCAGCGGAGGTCGGCGCGATGAGGGCGATCCGCCGCGCCTGCCCCGTCTCGGCCAGGTGCCGCACGCTCTCGGCGCCCGTGCGCGTCTTCCCGTAGCCGCGGCCGGCGAGGATGAGCCAGACGAACCAGTCGCCCGCGGGGATGAGCTGGGAGTCGCGCGCCCACGCGCCCGTCCAGTCATACAGGAGCGCGACGAGCTCAGCTTCGCTCAGCGCCTCCAGGAGGTTCTGCTTCTCCGCCGGCGTCAGGAGCTGCAGGCGGTGGTGGAGTCGCAGCACCTTCGGCAATGGCGGCGCCTGCCCCGCCTCCTGGAGCTGGTCCGCCAGCACCGCCTGCTCCTCCACTCGGCGGAGTTGCTGGGCGAGCCGCGAGGAGACCGTCGATCCGCTTGCTGATGAGCTCTCGGACAACCGACACCTCCAGGGCCTTGCCCTCGCCGCCGGTGACGGCGATCTGCTCCTTGCGCGCCCAGTCGACGGGGTGACGGCGCTCGAGCAGCCACTTCGCGTACTGCGGATCGATCTCCGCGGCGTCCCGGACGATGTCGGTCAGCGAGGCCTCGCCTTCGCCTTCGGCCTCTCGCACCGCGAGGTAGAGCCCCCACTTCGGCCCGGTGCGCGCCTCGAGGCCCTCGGCCATCCAGTCGCGGAAGGTCCGATCGTCGATGCCCGAGCGCGCGCACGCCGCGCGGTAGGTGTGCCCCTTGCGCAGCACGGCGCAGAGTTGCTCGACGAGCTCGGGCGTGAGCTTCGAGGCCGGGCCGGGCTTGCGCTTCGGCGCGTCTCCACCGGGAGGCGCCTTCGACGCGGGCCGGTTCCATCTGGGCTTCGGGGGCGGCGCGCCGCGGTCCGCCTCGCGCTTGCACTGGCGGCAGTAGATGCCCAGGCCGTCTGCTCGAGCGGCGTTGGGCGGCCAGCCCTTCACCGGCTTCGACTTGCGGCAGCGCGCGCAGCGCTTCTTGGCGACCTTCGGCGGCACGGCTCCATGGTGGGCCGAGGCTTTCACCTCTTCGAGGGGCCCGGAGATCCGAGGAATCTGGTTTCAGTGCCGCGCGCTTGTTCCATCGGTACAAGGCCACCCCCGGGGGGTCGCGGCGGGCGGATCGACCCGGGGGCTACCGCGCGAAGCCGAAGCGCCCGTTCGGCCTGTAGCCGCGGCAGGTGTAGCAGAGAGGCTCGTCGCCCCTGAGCCGGCGACCGCACGAGCACCACCGCTTGCGCACCAGCCCGGCGCGCTGCAGGTGGCGGTGCACGGTGTTCGGGTGGACGCCGAGCCGCTCGCTGATCACCGCAAGTGAGAGCCCCTCACCTCGGAGCTGGGCGATGCGGCGGATCTTGTCTGAGCTCAGGCCGTTGGGCCGCTCGAGGAACTCACGCTGCGGCGGCGGCTCTGGTACTGGCCGCTCCGAGTCCCAGAGCGACGTCTGCCCGGCGCGCGCCTCGAGCATCGTCAGACCGCGTGACTCGGCGAGGAGCTGCTCTCGCGCGACCTGGGCGTAGTGCTCGTCGATCTCCCAGCCCAGGTACCTCCGTCCGAGTCGCAGGCAGGCAATGCCCGTTGTGCCGGCGCCGGCGAACGGATCGAGGACGAGCTCGCCCGGCTCAGAGAACTGCTCGACCAACCGCAGCATCAGCTCGAGCGGCTTCTGCGTCGTGTGCACCCGCGCGCCTGTGCCGTTGCGATCGGTCGCGATCGCGTGCGCCCAGAGGGCTGGCAGGCCTCCTCCACTCCATCGGCACTTCACCTGGCCGTGCGCGATCTCGATGGCTTCGTGACCCACGGCGGGCCGATCTCCCGAGAGCTGCGGCTGACCGTTGAGCTTGACCCAGGCCCCCTCGCGCACGTGTCGCAGGCCTGCATCGGCGAGCTCCTCGCGCCAGCGGTAGCAGTGCTCCGCGTCGCTGAACACCAGGCACCAGCGTCGTACGAGCCTGCCCAGGTGGCCCGCGACCAGGCTGCGGGTCTGCTCATCGAGCGCCTCGAACCCGAGCGGCGCATAGCCGATCTCGGAACCACCGCGGCGACCGCCCCCACGCAGCATGCGTCGCTGCTTCGAGTGCACGTGATGGCTGTAGGGCGGATCGGTCACTGCAACATCCACCGAACCCGAAGGAAGGAGCGGCAATCCCTCGCGGCAATCGCCATGGAGCACCGCCCAGCGCGCGCGGCCCTCGAGGACGTCGACCAGGTTCATCAGCGGACCCTCCGCGGGTAGAACTCGAGGCGCACAAGCTCCTCGCGCACGCCTCCTCGCTCGGCGTCGGGGATGAAGCGCACGCGCTCATCGGAGTCATCAACCAGGCCCAGCGCATCGGCGACCCCATCCACGATCGGCTTGAGGGCCGTCCCGAGGTTGTCGTGCGTATCGAGGGAGCGCGGCGCGATCCGCACGACGCGCACCACGAGCCCTCGCGCGAGAAGCCGCCGCAGCTCGACCCTGCGGGAGAGGCACACCAGATGCGCTGCCCGGCGGTGCCGAGCCGAATGCTCGCCGTGCCGAGCCCAATGCCACCGCGCATTCCCTCGAGAGACGACGCGGAGCGGCAGTCGCAGCACGATGCGCGGGTCCATCGACGCGATCGCCTCGAGCGCCTCCATCCGCACCCGCAGGGCCTGAGAGATCACGCCTCGCCTCGATTCGAGGGCTCGACGAAACGCACTGCGGACCCGGGCGCGAGCGCCTCGGTGAGGTGCTTGCGGCGGTACTCGTCGGGGTGCTCGATCACCAACTCTGAATCCGGCCCCTCCCGGCGCATGACGAGCCCGGGAGTGATCAGCAACAGGTGGGCCTCGTACGCGCCGAGGGCCTCGGTGAGGGCCGCCCGGTGCTCCTCGTTCGGCGGAGGCGGAGGCGCCGCCGGCGGCACGAACTGCTCCCACTGCGCGAGCCACCCGGCCCACGGGGATCGTTTCACCGACCAGTGCTTGTCGCGCAGGTACGCCAGCCACCCGGCGCGCAGCCGCTCGACGTCGCCGTGGAGTTCGCCCAGCGCACGCGACCACCACGAGCCGAGAGCCCGCGGATGCGGCGGGCGCTCGCGCACGACCCCCAACGCCTGCGCGCGAACGTCCTGCGCCCATGCCCACCACGCGTCCGCTTCGACGTCGACGATGAGCAGCTTCCGCGGCGGCCCTGAGTCCGGATTCGCGGACGCCTGTTCCTTCTCCTCCGAAGGAGGAGATAGATCTGACCTCTGACCTCTGACCTCTAGGGTCGGTCCCGGCTCGGTTCCGGCTCGGCTGACGCTCGGTCCGTCGCTCGGTGGCCCGCTCGGTGGACGCTCGGGCGGTTGCCGAGCGGCGAACCGACCGCCGGTGCGCGGCTGGGAGCCTGATTTGGAGCCCCCAGCGGCGGCCGCCGCCCGAGCCTGAAGACGTTGGCGCACGGGCTCGAAGTAGCGGCTCATGCCTCGCACCCTCACTGCGTCGCCGCGGTCCTCCAGGAGCCCGAGGGACACCAGATCCGCCGCCCTGGCGTCCTTGCCGGAGGCGAGGCGAAAGCGACGCTCAGCCTCCTCGCGGCTCAGCACGAGCTCGTTGGTACCTGCGGCGGCGAGGGCTTCGATGACGCGCGGGTCGCCGTTGAGATCCCAGAACTCCACCAGGCTGCCCAGGGCGTGCTGATTCGAGACGCCCAGCAACCCGGCCAGCAGCGCGGCCTTCGGCTTCACGGCCCGGTCAACCTGCGTGAAGGGCAGCGGATCGCTCCCGGTCTTCACAGCTCACCCCGCCCCTCGAGCTCGGCGCGCACGGCATCGCGCAGCTCGACGTTCTTCGCCCGGAATCGCTCCTTCTCGGGGCTGTCGATCGACTCCTCGACGACCCCCAGGAGCCACCGCAGGTTCCTTGAGTCGACGTCGCCGATCCGCTGCCCCTTCTGCTTGCCGAACGGCACCTTGAGCTCGGCCGAGTTCGAAGTGCCGCGCGACTCGGGCGCCGAGGAGTTCGTGCGACCCAGGCTGGGCGGCGGCGGGATGCTCCCCCGCGTCACGCCCTGCGGGCCCTGCTCCTGCCACAGCGCCCGCGCGTACGCCACGGCGGCCTCGCCGAGCGCGTTCGCCGAGGCCTTGCCTGGGACCGCGTCCAGGTCCCGCCCGGCTTTCACCAGGCCTGCCCACGCCTTTTCGATGTCGTTGCTGCTCATGTCCCCTCCGGTTTCGTCTACGAAGTCAGCTCGAGCGGCCCGCCTCCAACGCCTTGCGCACGTCCTTTGCTGCGTCCGCTCGCCCGTGCACGTAGCCCTCGCGCCAGTCCGACAGGATGTAGCTGGCCGGTAGCGCGATCCCCTCGGCCGCGCTGATCGCCCGCCGCGTCATCGACTCGGTGAGCGCCTCGAGAGCCGCGTTCTTCCGGCGAACCGCCTCCGCCAGCGAGGCGCCTCCTGCGAACCATCCCTCGCCGACCGCAGCCCGAGCCTCGGCGAGTTCACGTCTGACGCGCGCGAGCTCTTGCTCATCGCCCGTCAGGCCCTGCTCGCCAGCCAGGCGGTCGAGCTGGGCCGAAGCGAGGCACTTCAAGCACCCCGCGTCATCGCACGCGTCGCACATCAGGTAGCCTCCTTCGTGATCCAGAGCCGGCCCTGGGTGGTGAGCCGCAGGCTGCGGGCGACCCCGCGCGCTTTTGTCACCAAGCCGCGGCGCTCGAGCGCCTTCAGCCCCTCGGCCACGCCGTTGGTGCTGCCGATCCCGAGGGTGTCACCGAGCTCGCGGATGCTCGGGGCGTAGCCGAGCTCCAACCAGGCGCGATCGATCGCCCTCAGGTAGTCGAGCTGCCGCAGCGTCGGGCTACACGGCGTCACGGAGTTCTCCAGATGAGGACGAGTCGAGGGGCAACCCGAGCGTGATCTCTCGGCAGCGCTTCTGGGCGATGCGCGCGTAGCCGGCGTTCAGTTCGATGCCAAGGAACCGGCGCCCTTCGCGAAGCGCCACCAGCCCGGTCGTGCCGGCACCGGCGAAAGGGTCGAGCACGAGATGCCCCCCCCCCGCTTCCGGCGACGATGCACCGCCGCGCGAGCTCGGTCGGCATCGGAGCGAAGTGCGCGCCGGCGAAGGGCTCAGTCGCGATCGTCCAGACATCGCGCGCGTTCGCCCAACCGCGCCGAGGCTGTTGCGCGAGGGTCGACCGCTCCAGGTACTCGCGGTCCACAGCGCGGGTCTTCGCCCCGATGCTCGCCGCGGTGGCGTAGCGAGGTTCTCGGAAGGCCTCGCCGATGGCCTCGGCGCGGTAGAGGTACTGCGGCTGTCGTGAGAAGAGGAAGACGTGCTCGTGTGCCTTCGTCGGCCGGTCGAGAATCGACTCGGGCACCGGCGACGGCTTGTGCCAGATGATGTCGGCGCGGAGGTACCAGCCAGCAGTGCGCAGCGCGAAGGCGAGCATCCAGGGGATTCCCACCAGGTCCTTGCGTTTGAGCCCCTCGCCCGTCTTCGAGCGCCCCGGCAGCGAGGCCTCCTCGTAGCGAGAGGGATTCGTCAGAGTGGAGGTCTTGCCGGTCGAGCCTTTGCCCGAGCACGCGTAGGAGTCGCCGACGTTGAGCCAGAGCGTCCCGTCCGAGCGCAGCACGCGGCGCACCTCGGCGAAGACCGTCACCAGCCGCGCAACGTACGCCTCCGGCGACTTCTCGAGGCCGACCTGCCGCCGGTGCCCGTAGTCGCGCATTCTCCAGTACGGAGGCGATGTGACGCAGCACTGCACCGACTCGGCCGCGAGCTGGCGAAGCCGCGTACGGGCATCGCCGACGAGGAGAGTGAAGGGCGTCGAGCTCAAGGACGCACCACCACGGCGACGGGCCGATACCCGCGGCGCTCATAGCCGCGGTTGCACTTCACGCAGAGTACGTGTGGCTGTTGAGCGAAGAGGATGGCGCCCGGTCCGCGCCACTCCGGCGTGAAGTCGCTGACCCAACGCAGCAAGAACTTCCCTGTTTCCTCTGCTTGGTCCCACATCACCAGGCATGTCTCGCAGACCATCTCCTCCACGGCGATCAGCGTCCCTTGCGCGGGCCGAGTTCCGACGTCTTCCCGGGCTCGAATGGGTCCTCGGTGACCGCACGCCGTCACCATCGTTTCGTGTGGGCCGGTCGGCGGAGCTCGCCTTATGGAGATGGCGGGCAAGTGCCACATGGGGATCAGCTGCTCCTGCCGCGGCGTCATCGACGCACCTCACGCCCGATGCAGTCGACGCGCACGTGCTGTCCGCCGCGCTCGGTCCAACGGACCGCGTGCGGTGCTCCGTCGAGCGGGTAAGTCAACCCGCCGCACGCTGGGCATCGCTCGAGCTGCCGGCGCCGCCGGCGCACGGTCCCGACGACATCGACGCCCGGACGGCGGCTTGAGGTCGTGTGCCGCACGTCCGAGCCGGCGTAGGCCCGGCCGGCGAACACCGCATCCCACGGCGAGGGCAGGTCGGGCACCGCGGGCAAAGAGACGAGCGGCGGGAATCCAACCTGCTCCTCAGTGGTGCCAGCCAAGGCCGGGGAGACGACAGGAGAAGCGACCTCCTCACCCCGGGCGGGTATCAGCGTCCCCGCCGCGCTCATCGTAGAAATGGCGTCGCCGGCCGCGCAGGGGGACTCGCGGGGCGACGCCGAAGGCCCGCCAGAGGCGAGCCGGAAGAGGAAGGCGTTGGTGCTGCCCGCGACGCGCTCACAGCGCACGTCGAGGCCTTGCTCGCGCAGTTCCTGGACGCGCGCGCCGTAGCGCCAGCCAGCGACGGCCCGCAGCTCGGCCTGAGTATGTGGCAGACCGTCGGAGAGGAGCGCTCGCAGAGCCTCATGCCGCGAGAGCGGAGGGGCGGCGCTCACGCAGCCCTCCGAGTTCTCTGGCCGCAGGTGTTCGCCCTGACGACGGCTTGGGCGACCTCGGGCGGAACGCTGTTCCCGATCAGCATCACCTGGGCCTCCTGAGTCCGCGCTGCGCTCAGGTCGTAGGCAGCGGCGAAGCGCCCGAACTGCGCCGCCTTGAGTTCGTGCGCGCGCAGCATGCGGAGACCGATGTCGCAGATCTGCTTGTCGATCCCGTCGACGGTCACCAGGCCCAACCGCTGCCGAGCGGTGAGCGTCCGCATCGGCGCAGTGAGGGGCTGCCCACACCCGGGCGCGTGATCCTCGCCGTAGTAGGCGGTGAGGAAGGCGCGAACCTCGGCGACATGGGTGCCGCGCGCGGTGATCGTTGGCAGGGGCCCCCCGACGTCCGAGCACCCCGGGTGCTCTTCGTCCGTGCCGCGGTAGTTCACCAGCGTCACCGCGGCGAGGCTGTGGTGGTCGCGTGCCGTCACCGTGCCCATCGGCCTGGGCAGCTCCTGTCCCACCACTCCGCCGAAGTGCTTCGCCAGGAACGCCATCACCAAGGCGTGTTTCTGGCCGGTGGCCATCACCGTCCCGAGAGGCTCGTGCAGGTCGTACGTCCGAGCGCGCTGGCCCGTGCGCTCGCCATTCCCGCTGTGAATCAGGACGGGGGCGACGAGGGCGTGCCCTCGACGACTGGCGGTGACCGTCGAGAGCGGCTGGTGCATCGACGCGCTGCGATCTTCCCAGCGGCCGTGGTTCACCTGGATGATGAAGGGCTCTGGGTTCTCGAAGACGAATCGACGGAGCCCTTGCGCGATCCTCCACATCGTCTTCTCGGCGAGCGGCCGCCGCCGCCCGAAGATGGAGCGGCAGGGAATACTCCAGTCGATGCATTCGGCCGCCGTCCGGTACGGCAACAAGCCGGGCCCGTGTGTTGGCTCGGGCCACCGGATCGGCAGCCCGTCGCACCTGGCGATCAAGAAGAGCCGACGCCGCTTCGTCGGCGCGCCGTAGTCGCAGGCGGTCAGCGTGCGCCATTCCACCTGGTAGCCGAGCAGCTCGAGCGAGCCGACGAACTGCCTGAAGGTCTGGCCCAGTCGGGCCGGATCGCGGCGGCGCTTGCCCTGCACTTCGATGATCGGCCCCCACTTCTCGAACTCGGGCACGTTCTCGAGGTAGATCCGCTCGGGCCGCACCTCGCGCGCCCAGTCGACCACGACCCACGCGAGGAACCTGGTGTCCTTTCCCTCCTCTCGGTTCGGCACGCCTCCCTTCGCGTTGGAGTGATCGGTGCAGTCGGGGCTCGCCCAGAGATCTCCCACTCGGCGATTCCCGATCACCAGGCTGGGCCTGGCTTCCGGTGAGAAGATGTCGGTGGTCAGGTGCCTCGTCTGCGGGTGGTTGGCGCGATGGACCGCGATCGCGGTCCGCGAGTGGTTGATCGCGACATCGACCGGAGAGCCGAGGGCCTCGCTCATTCCCAGCGAGGCCCCGCCGCCTCCTGCGAAGAGGTCGACGCTGAGGAGCCTGGTCACGCGGCCCTCCAGCGGATCTCGGAGGGCCGCTTGCGCTCGAGCGCGTCCATGCGCGCGATCGACTTGGCGCCGCGGAGCGCGACCAGCCGCATCGCCGCCAGACAGTCGCTCCACGCCATGCCGTAGGTCGGCTCACCGTCCTCGGCGCCGGCGCAGTGCATGCGGCCCTTCGGATCGTAGAGCGCCCATGGGAAGTTCGCCGTGCCCTCGCCCTTCGCGCGCGACTCCTCCGCACGCATGCCGGCCTCCACCTCACGGATTGCCCGGTCAGCCTCCTCGCAGCCGCTCGTGATCAGCGCGAGCAGCAACGCATGGACCTCTTCCGACCGCCCGACGGTACGAGCCTCCATCATCAGATCGCGCATGCAGCCGAGGACGCGGAAGCACTCCCAGGTGCCGATCAGCGAGAGCAAGGCATCGTGCGCGCCAATCGCCAGGCCGATCCCGTCGATCTCGAGCACCGCCGGTCCGCCTTTCGAGACATCGAGCTGCGGCTGATCTCCCGGCACGAGCTTTCGGACCCGCCATCCCATCGGCGGGAACTTCTTGAGCCGGTCCGCGAAGGCCTGGCTCACGGAGCCCCCGAAGCGGTGCCAACCTGGTGCCACTTTGCGGGCGCGGCCCTGACCTCGGTGCACTTCGGTGACCGACGAGCCCTGAAGATTCCGCCGTCAGTGCGCGTAGTTGCACGTCTGTGAACACGCGCGCAGTGCCCTGCACACTGCGGTGCGGCGGATTTTAAGTCCGCTGCGTCTGCCAGTTCCGCCACTCGTGCATCCATCGACTCTACCTCGCCTTTCGGTTGGATTTGGCTGGTTTGAGGGCCCCTCGTGCAAGGGGCTGGTGCCTGAAAAGTGCCAGTTTCGCGGCGGTTTCTCGGAGGAGCGCCTGGACGTGCGCCGGCTGCCCGCGCGCGAGCGAGTCGAGGTGCCGCTCGAGCTGCTCAGGGCTCAGCGAGGTGACCGCCTTGCGCAGGGCCTCGACGGTGCGGTGCCGGTAGGTGTGGGCGGTGATCGCGATGGTGGAGTGCCGCAAGTAGAGCTGCACGTCCTCGAGCGGCACCCCGCGGTCGAGGAGGTGGTTGGCCGTCGAGTGCCTCAAGTCGTGGAACCGCACCCGCCGCACGAGCGCCTTCGGCCAGAGCAGCCGCCCGCACTTCGGGCACCGACGCTGCTGCTCGTCATCGTGACGCTGCTGAACCCCACAGCGCCACCGACAGGTGTGCAGCCAGCCCTCGACCAGCCCCGCGCGGCCCATCGCGCTCCTGAGGGCTTCCGAGGGCCTCAGGTTCTCGCTCCGGAGTTGCCCGTCGACGCCCGGGAAGAGCAGCTCGCCCGGACGCGTCCGCTCCCAGGCGCGCTCGAGCACGGACCGCGACTCCGGTGTCAGGGGGATGGAGAGGATTCGGCGGCCTTTGGGCATCGGCCGGGCGTTGCTCGCGCGCGGGGTGAGGATGCCGCGCTCGAGGTCCAGAACGGCGCGGTCCTTCCGGAGGGCGTAGATCTCCCCTCGCCGCAGGCCCGCGGTGAAGGCGAGCTCGACGACGTCGCGCCACTCGCCCGGCAGGTGCGGCAGCACGCGGTGGAGCTCGTCCTCGGTGAGCACCTGGTAGGCGTACTCAGGGACCTGCAGGGGCCTCGTCTCGCGCACCGGGTTGAGGCCGCGGAAGAGCCGGCGTTGGATGAGGCAGTTGACGACCCGGCGCAGGATGGTGCGGTGGCCGTTGACGGTGCGGGGCGCCTGGCCGGCCTTCACCTTCTCGCCGAACCACCGCTCGAGCTGCTCACCGGTGAGGCGCGTCAGGCGCTCCTGGCCGAACCAGGACTTCTCGATGTTCGCCCGGTACCTGCGCCACTCCCGGGGCGCGGACGCCTCGGGGCACCACCGCTCGAGCCAGAGGCGCCAGGCCTGGGCGACGGTGGAGATCGCTGAGCTGGTGGTCGCCTCGAGGCCGAGGGACTCCCGCCGGCGGTTGGCGCGGAGCTCCGCGAGGAGATCTTCCGCGGCCCGCCTCGAAGTGGTGTCCGTCTTCACGCGACGCCGACGCCCGGCCGCGTCGGTGAAGTCGAGCCACCAGGTGGAGTCACCCGGTCGATGGAAGAGGCGGGCCATCTACACAGCACTCCTCGGGCGCAACGGCAAAGCAATCAGCGCCGTCGCGTGGCGCCGGATGCCGAGCACGCAGAGTCCCTCGGGCAGACCCCACATGCCGCCTTCGGTCTTGTGGACCACCTCGAACCACGCCTCCCGGCCGGTGAAGCCGTCGAACGGGCGCACGGCCAGAGAGGAGCTGTAGGGACTCCACTCCCGGAGGATGAGCGAGTCGCCCACCTCGAAGCCGCGATCATCCCACCGCACCTCGTAGTGCTTGCGGCCCTGAGTCACGTCCTCGAAGGCCGTGGGCCAGCACTTCAGCTCGTGGGCCCGCGGCCGCCTCGTCGGCCTGTCGGCGCACCGCTCATCGAAGGAGCGGGCGAACCACGGCTGGAAGCGAGTGCGCGCGCTCACCGGAGCCCCTCGACACCCATCGGCGGCCGCCCGAGGCGCGGGCGCAACTTGAGGCCTCGCCGCGCGAGGGCGTGCTCCACGGACTCGAGGACCTTCGGCCCCGCCCGCCCCAGCCGCAGGACGTCTCCCGGCCGCATGGCGCAGAGCTGCGCCGTGCGGATGCTGTTCGCCTGCAGGATGTTCGCGGCACGAACGGTGAGCTCGAGCTCGTCGACCGAGACCTCGGCGCCGGCGACGTAGGTGGTGGCGACCGGAGCGCGCCGCTCGACGAGCTGACGCTCGAGATCGTCGGCCAGCTCGGCGAGCTCGCGGGACGCCTGGCGGAGGCGGGCAGGGAGAGTCACGCCGCGCCCTCCGGTGGAACATCAGACCCCGGGCGGGATCGGGGGGGACTCGCCCGGGGTCTGGAGCCGCTGCGCTGGCGGGCGCGCGACGTAGAGGCCTTCTTGTTGTCGAGCTGAGAGCGCACGGTGGCCGCCATCTGGCACTCGCCGGCGTGGGGCTTCTCGAGCCCACACCAGGAGGCATGCCCGGGCACCTTCGCGCTCGGCGCCGCAGCGACGACCTTCTTGTCGAGCCCGAGCTCGACGAGGGCGAGAGTGACGAGCTCCCGCCAGTCGTCGGCGTTGACCAGCACCTCGCCGACCTCGGCCGTGTCCTCGGCGAGGTTCTCGTCGACGGTCAACACCAGGCGGGCGAGG